GTCCAAATAGGTAGTGCTTTTAAGTTCCACTAGAACCGCTACTGCGTTGCCTCAGGACATTAGGATAATTTGGTCACCCTTTCGGGGTGCAAACCAGACCTTCCTCTTTCGAGTTCTTACCTGATTCCCAAACCATCCCCCCTTGCGGGTGGGTGTCCTTGAAGTCTATATTACCATGAGAGCAGTTTTAACTGGTCCCTTAGGTCTAGACAGTGTCCGTAACCCTTTTTCATTCACGATTTTCAGAAATGATAATTGTGAGTCTAGATATGTTCTAATAGATTTCTCTTTAGACCAATCCAGAGAAGGTGTGGAGTCTGATTCAAACCCTAACATAGATCTGATCATCTGACCGGCTTTAAGAAGTCTGTCAGGATCATCAGGATCTAAGTAAAGGAAATCCTCATTGTACCACATAGCTTCATCAGGTTCTTCTCGATCCCTGCACGCAACGTACGCTGGTGATATTCTAACAAGTGGAGCCCAAAGCATGTCTTTATTAAAGACAATTCTTGGTATCCAAAGTTCGAGAGATGTTGGTAAGATAGAATCAAGAAAATTGAACCCAAAGGTCCAATTTAACTTGGTTCTCCACAAAGCAGGACCGGGTAAATACCCGATCCATGGATGCATCTTACCTTCGATTTGTTTAAAGCCTCTAAAGGCAATAATCCAATCAAAGTAAGACTCCATGAGCTTAGTGGATATCTATACCACAATCTCTTGAACGTTTCTTGTTCTCGGGAATACTGTGTTACTAGATCATCATCTTCATCCAATTTAATTTGCATTATTGCATTTTGAATTGCTTGAAGAATGAATCCTCTTTTAACACCACTAGTTGCGACAGACAACCAAGCTTCCAGTGTTTCCACTGATAACTGGTTTGTCGCTCCCAGTGCTCCCGTAGGACCCAACATCAACAATAACATAGCTGTAATAGTTCTCTTATGGACCTTTCGGACCACTCGAGAAGTATCAACAACTAAGTTATTGATAATTGCTAGGGCATAAGGAAATCCTTTCTGTACGGCATCAAGCACGACAGCAGGGATCAGTTTGTAGTTTCGCACAGCCACCAGAATACTTCCAGCACCTACAGGAGACAAATCTCCGTAGTGTGGATGTATCCAGTGTTTAGCAAACTCACCCACGTAACCTTGGTGTGATTTCAATAAATTGATCTCAACACCTAGATCTCGCATAATGGACAAGTATGAGCTAGATACCTCATTACCTAGTATGACAATGTCATCACCAAGTAAAGCGTAATCTTGAAACCAGTCAGTATAACCGACTCGTCTCGCCGCCACCTGAACCAATATGTGATGTGTTAGAGCCAGCATCCCAAAAGAGCTATATGCTCCCATGGGCTGTCCTACACTATACCAAATCGGATCCTCTTTGACGATGATACCATCTTCTCTAGACACCAGATACCATGGACGGCTAAGAATAGCCTTCCATAGCTCTCCGTCGATACCAAGGATAGATAGAATATCTACCTGAATATCGATTGGGAGACGATCTGTTGCTGAGCTTAGATCAAAAGAATTTACTTTCTGCCCTGTTAGGGTTGCTTTCTCCATGAGTTTCTTGAATGGAAGTACTTGATTAAAAGTACCATCCTGTTCAATGTGAGTTAAAGCTTTGGCAATCGCATCGTGGAGTGGCCTCAGAATCAACTGAGTCCAGTAATCCGCGATAGCAATCACCCGAACTTTTCCTCTAGCCTCATTAAGTTTAGCAAGCCTTCTTATGTATCTTGGGAAAAATCCCATCATACAACAAGAAAGGCACCAACAGGAGTGAGAAAAGATTTATCCACAGTAACCACACGATCACCAGTGGACCATTGTACTTATGACACCATTTCATGATAGAGATCCAATTACTTGGATATCTCATCAATGCTATGGCATCGGAGGCACATGACCACGTTGCTCGAGGATGGTTAGGACCTGAACTCTCAGAAATATTCATGAGATTCGGGGATTTTAAGTTTACCAAGTCTAATAGAAGCCATGGCTCGTCTTAGCTCCGCAAGCGGTAGAAGACGACTTACCCTTGTAAAAGGGCCTGTCGTACCTAATTTAAGATTAGGAGGACAACCAATGACTCTATACACACTCAGCGCGGTCAGGACTACTTTCGTAATCAACCAGCCCTCAGTGGAAGAACGTTTCATTTGATACATTCTTACACGAAGAGAAGCCGGAATAATTACTGGTAGACCAGCAGACGATAATTTCACTCTGACTTTATTAGAGACAAAGCTTTCATTACCAGCCCAGCAGATTACTGCACGAACACACTCAGATAGGTACTGCGTAAGGAATAAACTTCCATTACGGTTCCATAATCCGAGAATGTTCACGTGCATCTGCATAAAACTACTTAGATGGCTTTTAAGACCAAACGCAATAACTGGTAACCTAATGAATCGCTGAAGCTCTCGCTTAAGCAACCATTTGTTACGTATGTTAGATTGTCCTTTAAATAAGTTAGTATTATTGAATGCTAATTTTGTTTAATTGCACAATCCCATACCGTTCTGGTTTAGAGTCCTCTCAAGTTTGGGCTGTAAACCCTCTTGGAAGAGTTAAGGGGATAAATCCTCATGACTCCATTGACCATACATAGGTATGTACCCGTATCACGGGCTTTAGTACTCCATAACAGGCGATTTCGAACCTGTTACTTCCAGTGATCGTTTACTAAGTAAACTGAATCTGGTTGGTTGGGGCGTGTACCGACTGAACCTCCTTATGAAAGTTCTAGCGTGTTAACCTTTAAAAAGGCTA